CTTGGAGGAGACGATCGCCATCTCTAGCGTTCGTCTAACACCCTGTTGTATCCATTGGAACTCTTTAGGTTCCATAGATATTAACCGAGGCCCTCTACTGTCCTTGGGGACCAGGACGACTTTCGCCGTCCCAGTCTCCTTGACTGTATAGGTTTGAAGTTCGGGCAGCAGCGCATCGACATGAGAGACGTTGTAACAGAAATATTCCGTGAAAGGATATATTCTGTCAAGGCCCAGATACAGTGTCCTAAAACACATTTTATCTGGTCCACGCTCTCCTGCTGATACTGCACCTGGACCGTGCCTAGAAGAGCTACTTGCTCCTCTGGGGTCAAGAACTCCCACCACGCGACAACATAGTCGTCGCGCAGCGCGGAGAACTGACCCGGCACTACAAGTCGCACCGTGTTCTCTAAGCTGACCAGACTGGCCAGCCTCGAGTCCATGAACTCCTGGTCCTCGTATATCTCCTCGTGGCGATATAAGTGGGCTGAGAGCTCCACCCCGTCCAGATATTCCATGTCCGACCACCGCGATAGCGGCCGGAACTTCGGAATCTGGTAGCGGACTGAATCCGGCAGACTGATAAGGTCTGTCATCATCAATCCTGGGCAGACTGCGATCTGTATCAATGAATGAGTTAATTGTTTGCTCATTTTGTTGTTCGGTAGTCGGCACACCTAGCTTGTACATCACTGCACTAGCTTGGCGCAACCATGTTAACGCTTCGATGGACGCATCACTGCGTTCATCTCCAAGCACACCAAAAACTCTCTCTATCAGACACCCGAGGAATCGGGGAATCTGAGTGCCGCGCTTCAGCTTGAAGCCGCGACAACGTAGAGGAGTAGCTGTAGACAAGGCGATGTCAATCGCCTTCCCTAAGGAAGGAATCGTTTTTGTTAAGAACGATAGGCCTTCAGTCTCGCAACGATGTTCTAAGGTTAGAATATCGCGACTTAACTCGGTGTTTGGATATGTAGAAGCACTAGCCACATCTCTGAGGCTAGCAATGAACATAGACTTATAAAGGTCTATGAGGCTATTCTGATTTCCCATATTTGGGTAGTCGTCCTAGCTATGCTGCTAACCTATAGAGAGTTCCCTATAAAACTACTTCTGATTTTTGCGGGGTACCTTGATAAAGGGACCGCTACTATTTCGAAGTAGAGTATGAGAACCGCTGATTGAACCACGTCGTTGCCCGGACCCCGATCTTGATAATCTCGATCGAAACCAGGACAAGCAAGAGGCAAAGAATGACAGTAGTCTTACGATCACTGTTCACTTTACGCCTCCTGATTATGAAACGCTGCAATATTGCCCGCCGTCAGAAACATCTGAATGGCGAACCCTACTGCATTGTTAATTGCGACGTCTGTCATGATCGCGGCCATTTTTAGTGGTCGATCAATTGTGACAGAAACACTCGCGGAGGGGGTCACCCCTCCGGTCAATGAAGTATCCTGGTTGATCTTTGAAAGATCAACGCGGAGATTCATTCGCGCGCGCTCCAACCAACCCTTCCCGGTGATCTGATGTCGAATCAGAATCTCCTGGCGATCGGTTAATGCGGTTGCGGCGACGCGTCGGCGTGTGGATCCATCAGCACCCAAAGCGACCAGTGCAAACACTGTGCCACTTTGAGTTCCGATATTAGCGAGACTGCTCGCTGTTGCGCTCACAGTCAGGTTCTCTGCTAGCATAGCTTTCTTTTAGTTATGTTTAGTTGTTGATCCTAGTCTGATGACTAAGATTCGACACAGGTCAGCGATTTCCGCGGAATCTGTGTCTACCACCAAGAGCCCTGGATAGAAATAAACTTCCTGATAGGAAGCCTTCTCTCTCGCCAGGAGTCTTAGTCGCAATCGCATGAGAGTCCAAGCTTACGCTCGGAGTTCTACGATCATAAGAGCTGCGGACACCCCGATACACGGTCCCCATCGAATATTCCTTTCCATACGTTCGCTCAAATTCATGAGCAACCGGAAAGAAAAGGTTTTTATCCTTGTAGGCACCTTGTATTGATATCTCGCTCTCGTAGTGATAGCTAACAGACTCGCTGAAGTCTATCACAGTGGTTGTAATAGGGAAGTTGTTCCTAGAAAAGCTTTTCAGGAAACTACTTACGTCGATTACCCAATCGACGACGAAGGAAAAAGGAATGGCATTCCATACGATTGACGGGTCCAATTTCAGACCCAACGTATCGAATAGCGCATTCAGTTTCGCTTCTGCTTCACCCATGCGAGGAACGGTGTACTTGTACACCATCTTCGCATTGTATACGGGAACCTTAACCCAGCGCCATTTCCGATAGTAATTCGGATTTGGCCTGAAGTCGGATTCAAACGGCGGCACCCAGGTAAATACCTCGGTATCGCGTTGACGCCATTGGTTCCCAAGACTGCCCTCCGGATCATCCGAGGGCGGTAGCAGAAATCTATATCTGCGTACCTGTCTTCGATTCGCGAAACGCTTAAGTGATTGGACTTTATAGTCCAGTTCACTTAGCCCAGTGAATGCTTCGCACAGGTCCGATATTAGTGGAACTATGCCGAAGGAAGCCTGGAGATGAGCACCTGACAGACGTTTAACGATGTCTTTCAACATCTTCAACCGCCCACCTGGCATCTTATAAGAAATATCAGAGTAAGGAAGAGACTCAGCCCACTTTTTGCGTGCCTCACGGCCCACATTAAGTTTGCTAGGTTTCGACGAACCTCTGATACGCTGCAACGCGTTACCAACTTTACCCCAAGACTTCAAGTCTTTTAACTCAAGGATAAAGTTGACCACAGA